CGCCGATCTTCCCGCCGACGGCCCCCGCCAGCATCGTCGCCGCAGGCTTCAACGACGACTACGTCCCGGGCGTCACCAAGCCCGACGGCACGGCTGCGGCCAACGCGACCATGATGTACATCGGCGGCGGGCGGTCCCTCGCCGACGGCACGTCCAACCCGTACACGGCTGGTTTCGGCATCGGCATGGCGGGCCAGGGCGGCCTGCGTGACGCGGGCGCAGGACCGACGACCTACACGGGCTTCCCGACCAAGACGGTCACGGCCGTGGGTACGGTCGCCAACGGCGCGGTGGTCGAGACCGGCTTCGCCAACCGCTCGGGCGTGTCCATCACGATTGGGCAGTCGGTGTTCGGCGTGTCCAGCACCGCCAGCGCTACGCCGGCCTGACCGGAGCACGCCATGCTGACCGCTGGCGTGCTCAAGTTCGACCTGCAGGGTCGAATCCTCCTGTCGAGCAAGCCGCCGGTCAACTTCAACGGCGGCACCCCCACTGCCGCCGATGGCGGCCTTGCCGTGGCGGCGGGGGCGACCCCCCAGCTATTCCTCGCCGCCATCGGCTACCTCAACAACGGGGCCCTCACCGACAGCACCAACCCGCTGGTGCCGCAGGGCCCTGGCGTGGCGACGAATGCGCTGGGCCAGATCCGGATCTCGACCGATCCACCGGTCTACTGGTACGCCGGCCTGCCGCTGACAGCCCAGGGTTACCTGTCGACCAGCCCCCGAATTGCATAGGCGGCTTCAGCGGGATGGGCCGCCCACGCTTTCCCAACATCCCGCGCACAAGGAGAACCCACATGACTCTCGACGCGCAGCAGGTTGAAGCCCTGCAGAACAGCACACCCACCGACTGGACGAAGTTCGACCAGACCGTCGGTGCCGACGCACGCCGGTTCGGGCAGGCGACCGGCGGCTTGCCGCCCGGGATGGGCCCCGGCCACGACGACACCCTGCTGGTCCGCTTCTTCATGCGCCCGCGCATCGACGTCGAGGCTTCCACGAAGGAGAACCGGCCGATCTTCCGCGACGTGCCCCACGTCGAGATCGCGATCCCCGGGGACAAGAACAACATCGTCACCGCCGAGGTTTGGGAGCAGCACATCCGGCGCTTCCCGCAGTACTGGGCGCAGTTCCAGGCCGGCATCAAGGATCAGGTCGTCGGCACGCCGCTGAAGGTGGCCCCGTTCCTGACCGAGGCCCACGTCGAGGAGTTGGCCTACTTCAAGATCCGGACCATCGAGCAGCTTGCGAACCTGTCCGACGCCAACATGACGTGGCAGGGCGCGCGCGAGATGCAGCAGGCGGCCCGGAAGTACCTCGACAAGGTCAGCGGCAACGAGGCCCTGATGGCCCGCATGCACGCCATGGAGGCCGAGATGCAGGCCCTGCGTGACGCCAAGGCCCAAGCCGAGGCGGCCTTGCTCCAGACCGACACACCGACGCCGTCGGAGCAGCAGCGCGAAGAGGCCGCTGCGGGCCGCAAGAACTTTCGACGTTAAGCCTGGAGCATCAGCATGCCGTACCAGATGACCGACTTCTCGTCGCTCGCGACGTTGATCCAGTCGGTGTGCTCGCTGGTGTCCCTGCCGGCCCCGGCCGATCCGGCCGGCTCGACCGACACCAACATCGCGCTGATGCGGACGGCGGCGAACTTCGCCAGCCTGGAGATGCTGAACGCCTACGAGTGGAGCCAACTCACCAAGAGGGGAAGCCTCACCGTTTACACGGCCACCCCGCCGGTCCCGGGCGCGCCGACCGAGGTCGGGTTCGACCTGCCCGAGGACTTCTACCGGATGATCGACCAGACCACGTCGCGGTTCGGTCCGGTCGCGCCCCAGGGCTGGATGATCTCGCCCAACTCGTCGCTGGCGTGGCAGATCCGGCAGCGCCAGATCTGGTTCCTGGCCCCGCCGCCGGCACCCGGCCAGCCCTTCGACTACATGTACCTGTCGCGGGCCCTGGTGCAGGACGCCGACGACCCCGCGCTCTACAAGAACGTCGCCAGCAAGAACGGCGACGTGTTCCAGCTTGACGGCATCCTGATGTCGCTGCTGACCCGCGTGAAGTGGCTGGAGGCCAAGGGCTTCGACAGCAGCGCTGCGGTGCGCGACTTCCTGCTCGCCTTCGACAGCCGGATCGGTGCCGAGAAGGGCGCGAACGTCCTCAACATGGTCGGCCCGCCGGCCCGCTTCCCGCTGATCAACACCGGCAACCTGCCGTCGAGCCTCTACGGTTACGGGTAACGAAATGCCGCTCGATCTCCCCCCTGGCTGGGCCATCACCCACACCCTGGAGCACGTCCCTGACCCGAACGAAGGGACCGAGCCGATGGCGGCCGGGCCGGGCTTCGACCGCTGGACCTGGATCTGCACCGACGAGCGCGGACAGTACGTCTGCGCCAGCGGGTCCGGGCCCGACTGCGAGTCGCAGGCACTGAGCATGGCCCAGGCCAGGACGCAGCAGCGGCCGTACGACAAGGTGAGCCACTGATGGTCCTGCAGGTTTCACCCCACCCGCGCCGGACCATCCCGCGCCGGTCGAGCGCGACCCAGACGCACTCGGCGTTCGCCTTCCCGTCGCCGCAGAAGGGGATCAACACGGCCCAGCCGCTGACGGCCGGCAGTCCGCTGACGGCCCTGCGCCTGGAGAACCTGATCCCCCGGGCCCTCGGGTGCCAGATGCGGCGGGGCTTCACACGCTGGACGTCGAACCTCGACGGCGAGGTGCGCAGCCTGATGAAGTACCAGCCGGCGCTCGGCGTCCCGAAGATGTTCGCGGCGACCAGCACGGGCAAGATCTACAACGTGACGACGGCCACGCTGTCGGGCGTCACGCCGGCCGCCGTCACGACGGTGACGGGCGGCACGCCCCCGGGCGAGTGGACGTCGCTCAACTTCGTGTCCCAGGCCGGCGTGCATGGCCTCGTCTGCGTGAACCCCGGGAGTGGATACTGGGTCTACAACGGCACGACGTTCACGCACGTCACGATGGGTGCCGGGGTCGGGCAGGTCGGTGGCGTCAACCCGAACCTCTTCACCTTCGTCACCGTCTTCAAGAACCGGCTCTGGTTCATCGAGGGCGGCAGCACCCGTGCGTGGTACTTGCCGCTCGGCCAGTTCTACGGGGCGGCGGTCTCGTTCGACTTCGGCGCGATGCTGCCCAACGGCGGCGAGCTTGCGGCCCTCATCAACTGGACCGCCGATGGCGGCGGGGGCCAGGGCAGCAGCACGGGCGGCGGCACGGTCAACAACCAACTCGTGGTCGTCAGCGACCAGGGCGACGTGCTGGTGTACGGAGGCGACGACGCCTCCGACCCGAGCCTGCCCGAGCACGTCCAGGGCCGCTGGTACGTCGGCCGGGTGCCGACCGGGCACCGCTTCTTCAGCCTGTACGGGTCCGACGTGATCATCCTGTCCGAGCGCGGCATGTGCTTCATGTCCGAACTGATGCGCGGCCAGGGCTTCTTCGAGAACGTCGGCACCGCCCAGGCCATCAACTCGGCCCTGGCGGTCGACATCGCGGCGAGCCTCGACAGCCGCTACTGGGAGGTGGTCTTCCTGCCCCAGGAGCAGTTGATCATCATCAACCGGGCCGAGATCAACACCGAGAACCTGCAGTGGGTCTACGAGGTGAACAACCGCGCCTTCGCGACCCTGCGCAGCATCCCGATGCTGACCGTGGCGACCTTCAACGGGGCGTCCTACTGCGGAGATCTCAACGGCCACGTCTGGTGGATCTTCGAGGGCAGCACCGACGGGGCCGTCGATGACGTCCCCGGCCTCGATCTCCAGGCCGTCTGCGTGACCGCCTTCCTGCCGATGGGCGAGGGCATCCGGGTCAAGCGCTTCCTGATGGTCCGGCCGAGCTTCATCTCGTCCTCGGCCCCAGGCGTGCAGACACGTCTGAACGCCGAGTGGAACCTGGGGGCACCGAGCAGCGTGCCACCCTACCTCGGGGCCGGCGAGAACCTCTGGGACGTCGCGACGTGGGACTTGGCGACGTGGGACGGCGAGGGCCAAAGCTACGAGGGCTGGGCCGGCGCGTCCGGCACGGGCAGGTACGGCTCCCTGGCGATGCGCGTGCGGGGCGCGGCCGACACGATCTTCGTCGGCTGGCAGGCCCTGGTCGAGCAGGGAGGCATCCTGTGATCACTACCGAGAACCAGATCGGCCTGATGCGCTGGATCTGCGACCGGATCGGCTACATGCCGTCGCCGTTCTTCCGCGCCATCGGGAGCCTCAGTCACATCGACGGGCACTTGCGCGGCGTGGTCGGCTACGACAGCTACAACGGCGCGAGCGTGGTGATGCACATGGCCGGCGAGCCGGGCTGGATCGACAAGGCGATCCTGCACGCCGCCTTCGACTACCCCTTCAACACGATGGGCTGCTCCCAGGTGCTGGCGTTCGTCCCGAGCGGGAACGACACGGCCCAGGACATCGACACCCGGCTCGGCTTCGAGACCGTGGTGGAGCTTGAGGGAGCACATCCCGACGGGTCGCTGATCGTCATGCGGATGAAGCGCGACGACTGCAAGTGGATCTCACCGCACAGGACGCATTGACATGGGCAAGAAGTCAGCACCGCCGCCGCCGCCCGACTACCGGGCCCAGGCCGAGGCCACGGCCAAGAGCAGCCAGCAGGCGCAGACCCAGGCCGACTGGGCGAACCGTCCCGACCAGACGGACATGTACGGCAACAAGACGTCATGGTCGACCCAGGCCGTGGTCGACCCTGCCACCGGCCAGACGATCAACAAGTGGTCGCAGAGCACCCAGCTATCGCCCGACCAGCAGGCCGCCGTCGACTCCGAGATGGCGATCAGCAAGGGCCTCATGGGCACCGCCCAGGGCATGCTCGGCCGCGCCAACGAGGCGGTCTCGAAGGACTTCGACTGGGGCAACCTCCAGGCGATGGGCAAGGTGCCCCAGTCCGGGCAACTCCAGGGCGCGGGCCAGGGCCTGATGTCCGGGCTGAACACCGCGAGCCTCGGCAGCATGCCGACCGCCGACGACCAGGGCCGCCAGCGGATCGAGAACGCGATGTTCGACCGCATGCGGCCCGAGCACCAGCAGGCCCAGGCCGGTCTGGAGGCCAAGCTGGCGAACATGGGCCTGACCCGNGGCAGCGAGCAGTGGAACCGGGAGGCNCAACGACTCGGCGACCAGCAGTCCCGTGAACGCTACAACGCCCTGGANGCCGGCGGCGTGGAGCAGCAGCGCCAGTTCGGNATGCAGATGCAGGGCCGCGAGCAGGGCTGGAACGAACTGATGGGNGCGGGCACGTTCCAGAATCAGGCACAAGCCCAGGGCTTCAACCAGAACGCGGCCCAGACCCAGCAGAATTTCGGGCAAGACCTCCAGGCGGCGAACTACCAGAACCAGCTTCGCCAGCAGCAGATCGCCGAGCAGCAGATGGCCCGCCAGATGCCGCTCAACGAGTTGAATGCGTTCATGTCCGGGCAGCAGGTCGGCGCTCCCCAGTTCGGCAACTTCAACACCTCCCAGGCGGCCGGCGCGGTCGACTACACGGGCGCGGCGAAGGACCAGTACGGGGCCAGCATGGACGCCTACAACGCCAAGCAGAAGCAGCAGGCCGGGCTGATGTCGGGCATCGGCTCGATTGCCGGTGCCGGGATCATGGCGTTCTGACATGGCCGTCACCGTCCTGCAGTTCTCCGGAGGGATCGACTCCCTCTGCATGCTTCTGCTGCTGCGCAAGAGCAGCAGGGCGGGGGCGCATGTCGTCACGGTCCTGACCGACGGCGCGTACCCGGACGCCGAGCAGTACCTCCAGGCTGTCGCGAACGAGATGCGGATGTACACGTTCCACACGGTCCGCACCGAGCGCTACCTCCCGCACTACGGCCAGCCGGTCGACATCGTCCCCCTGCGCTGGACCGCCATGGGCCAGCTTGCCCGGGGCACGCACGACGTCCGCTATCAGGACGCCTTCTCGTGCTGCAACCGGGCGATCTGGGAGCCGCTCGACAAGAAAAGCCGGGCGCTCGACGCGACCGACATCTACCGGGGCCAGCGCAACGACGACCGGCTGAGATCTCCGCTGAAGGACGGCGACGAGGACCGGGGCGTGCGGATGCACTTCCCGCTGGCCGACTGGGGCCGCCAGGAAGTGCGCGAGTATGTGATCGACAACGCCCCGCACCTCCTGCCCGAGTACTACGCCATGGGCGAGCAGACGTCGCGCGACTGCCTCGACTGCACCGCCTATCGGGCCGACAACGCGATCCGGGTGGACAACCTGCCGGATCTCGAGAAGCAGCGTGTAAACGGGCTGATCACCCGCTGGCACAGAGATGTGATCACCGAACTGGAGAACCCGAAATGATGCCTGGACAACCCCCGAGCGACCCGATGGCGTATGCCCCCGTGGCACCGCAGCAGCAGCGGCCCGACCGCGACCAGATGCTGATGGAGTACCTGATGCAGCAGGGCGCGGCCCAGCCCGAGCAGCAGAAGATCGCCCAGCAGCGGGCCACGGCGAACCTGCTTCGCCAGGGCGGCATGCAGGCACCCGGCATGCGCAGCAGCCGGGCCAGCACGGGCGGCACGATGGACACGGCTCCCCACCCGCTGGAGATGCTCGGCCAGCTTGCCCAGGCCGGTGCCGGTGCCTACACCGGCATGCAGGCCGATGCGTCGGCCCAGGCCGCCCAGGCCCTGCAGGGCCAGCAGCTTGCCGACCTGCGCAAGCGCATGTACGGTGCAGCGCAGACGCAAGGCGAGGCGCAGTTGCCGATGGGCGGGGGCATGTAGGGGGTCGTCATGTCCACGTTCGGTCTCGACATCACCGGCATCCTGCTCGGCCTCCACGAGGACCAGCAGGCGGCTGCACGCTCGGCGGCTTTGCGCGGCAAGCCGCCACCGCCGCCGGCCCCGGTCGCGGGCCTGGGTGGCGGGGCGACCGGGGGTTGGGACAGTCCGCCGCCGCAGCCGACGCCGCAAGCGATCCCGCAACGACCGATGCCCCAGCCGCAGGCCCAGCCGCCCCGCCAGGGCACGATGCTGCCTCAGGCCATGGCTACCCAGCCACAAGGCCCCCCAGCGCCTCCTGCGGGCTCTATTCAGGTCGACCCCGACACCGTCTGGGAAAAGGAGAACGCCGACCTGATGAAGAAGCAGGCGAAGCTGCTGACCGAGTACCAGCAGTCGCTCGCCCCGCCCGACATGACGGCGGCCCAGGAGGCTTACGGCAAGCGGGCCGACCGGGGCGGCAGTCAACTCCTGCTCGCCCTGGCGGCCCAGCATGCCGGCGACAACTACAAGGGCGTCCAGGGCCACTTCCTGAAGCAGGCCGCCGAGGCGGCCGAGCCGATGAAGGTCCAGGGCGGGACGCTGACCGACACCGGCTTCATCGAAGACCCGGGTTACCGCCAGGAACTGAAGCTGAAGCAGATCCAGGCCCAGATGGCGCAGTACCAGCACATCATCGACGGCAACAACACCCGGCAGGCGAAGATCGATGCGGCCAAGGAGATCGAGCGGCTGAAGCGCGAGGGCTGGGAGTACCAGCGTGGGACGGCGGTGCAGGTCGCCAACATCACGGCCGGCGGGATGGGGGCGTCGGGCCCCGGCAAGGCCGACTTCGAGGGCATCGACGCCACCACCGGCACCGAGGTGATCCGGGGCAAGGACGGCCGGGCCTACCGCGCCACCGGGAAGGTCGGTGTCGACGGCAAGCCCGTGTACGAGCCGCTGCCGGGGACGTCGGGCGGCAGCATCATCCCGAAGGCGACCTACGAGAAGAACGTCCACGACGCGACCGAGGCCGCCCAGGCGCACGACAACATGACGACCCTGCTCGCCAGGGTGCAGGCCAACCCGTCGGCGTTCGGGCTCGGCCCGTCGCTGGCTTCCGCAGTGCCCGGCGTGCTCGGCAAGTCGAAGTTCCAGACGATTGCCGGCATGACCCCCGAGGCGAAGGCCCTGCGGTCCAACTTCGCCGAGGACGCGGCGAAGGAGATGAACCGGCTGTACGGCGCGGCCCAGTCGGCCGGCGAGGCGGCCCGGGCCCAGCAGTTCATCATCTACCCGCAGACCGACGATCTCGCGGACGTGATCACCAAGCTGGAAGGCGGCCGGGCCTATGCGGCCGACGCCAGGAAGCGCTGGGGCAAGGCGGTCGGTCAGGCCGTCACCGAGCGCACCGGCATCAAGCCCGAGGCTTCAGCACCGGCAGCGCTGCCGGGCAAGCCGAAGTTCGCGATCAACCCGACGTCGGGTGAGCGGCTGCAACTCGTCAACGGCAAGTGGGAGCCGGTGCCATGAGCACGAGCGTGCCGAATCCGCCGCCCGGCTTCGAGGTCGAGGAAGATCCGCCGCTGCCGTCGGGGTACATCCTCGACCGGCGCGGCGTCAAGTTCGGCGAGCCCAAGCCCGAGCCGACCGGCCTGGGCTCGCGCGTGCTGACCGGCCTCATGGACCCGGTCGTCGGCGCGGCCCAGCTTGCCGACAAGGCCATCAACCCGATCCGGCAGGCTGTAGCCCCGGGCGCGATGAGCATGGACGACTACGTCCGGCAGCGGGACGCCGAGTACAAGGCCCCCGAGGGCGTCGACTGGGGCCGGATGGGCGGCAACATGGCGAACCCGCTGAACTACCTGGGCGGCGGGGGCGGGCTCGGGCGGATGGTCGGCCAGGGCGCGGTCTCGGCCGCCATGGCACCGACCGAGGCCGGCGACGACGGCGGCACCTACCT